GACTTTGCCCAGCTCCATTTTATGGTGAAGCAAATGCTTCGGGGGCAGGCCACGGCCACTATCGTCAAGGTGCTCGCCGTGACCAACACCGGCGGCCTCTCCCCGGTGGGCTTTGTTGATGTCCAGCCCATGGTCCACCAAGTGGACGGCGCCGGCCAGAGCGTCCCCCACGGCCCGCTCCACAACCTGCCCTATTTCCGGCTCCAAGGAGGCGCGAATGCCATTGTGCTGGACCCGGCCGTGGGAGACGTTGGGCTGGCCGTCTTTGCCTCTCGCGACATTTCTAAGGTCAAGAACACCAAGGCGCCGGCGGTGCCCGGGTCCAAGCGCGTGCAAGACATGGCGGACGGCCTCTATATTGGCGGTTTCCTCAACGGCACGCCTTCCAACTATATCCAATTTGACACGGATGGGAATATCCACCTCAAGCCGGCCGCCACGGTCTTTGTGGACGGAGACGTGGAGGTTACTGGTCAGGTGACGGCGGGCGGTGTGCCGTTGAGCACCCACCTCCACTCCGGTGTGACCACGGGTGAGGGAGAAACAGGGGGGCCGTTGACGTGAGCGCAAGTCTGTTGCTGGACATCGTGGCGTGGGACGTGTGCTTGGATGCGCGAGGCAATTGGGCTCTCGCGGAGGACCCCTATGCCATCGTGCAAAATGTCTCGTGCTCGTGCCGGCTGGTGCAAGGCGAGGCCGTCTTTGACACCACCCGGGGCGTTCCCTACTTTAGCGATATATTCACCGGCCCTTACCCGGTGGACCTTCTCAAGAGCGACCTTGAGGACGCGGCGCTTTTGGTTAACGGAGTGGAGGCCGCCACGGTCTATATCCAATCTATCGTTAACCGGCAGGCGACCGGGCAAGTGCAAGTGACCACGCCTTACGGCCCCCTCTATGCGAGCCTTTGACCGATGAGTGACACCAACGTCCCTATCCCGACCATTTCGGACACGGGCATTGACGCACCGGCAACGGCGGACCTTTTCGCCGGGGTTATGGCGGACTTTGCGGCCGCCTTTAACTCGCCCAGCATGAGCACGGACCCGGAGACGCCCCAAGGCCAATTGGGCACCAGCTTTGCGGAGGTGCTTCAAGCGTTTATTGACTTCAATCTGGCCATTGTCTCGCGGGTGGACCCGGCCACCAGCTCCGGCCGGATGCAGGATGCTATCGGCCGTTTCTTCAATCTCCAGCGCATCGCGGCCAGCCCCACCACCGTGCTCGTCACGTGCGGCGGGGCGGCCGGTGTGGTCATCCCGGTGGGCGCGCTCGCCAAGACACAAGGCGGGGATATTTACGCGTGCGTAAGCGGGGGCACCATTCCCGCCACCGGGTCCATTGACCTTGAATTTCAGAATACGGCGGAGGGTGACGTGGCTTGCCCGGCCGGCTACCTCAATGAGATTTATCAGGCCATCCCCGGGTGGGACACGGTGCTCAACGCCAGTGACGGCACGCCGGGGACCAATCTGGAGGGCCCCCAAGCGTTTGAGGTCCGGCGCCAAGCGGAGCTCACCAAAAACGCGCGGGGCTTCAATGCGGCCATCCGCGCGGAGCTCTTGGACGTGTCCGGCGTGGTGGACGCCTACGTCTATGACAACCCGGAAACCGGCCCCCTCACCGTGCGAGGCGTGACCATCCCGGCAGGGGCCATGTATGCTTGCGTCTATGGGGGCGCGGACCTTGACGTGGCCACGGCGATTTGGACGAAAAAGGGCCAAGGCACTCCCATGTATGCCGTGACCCCCACGACCGTGGTTGTTGAGGACAGCGGAAGCGGCTACTCTATCCCATATCCGGCCTATAACATCACGTTTGACCGGCCCTTGGTGCTCCCGGTGGCCGTGAGCGTCCAGCTCTCCAGCCTCGCGACCTTGCCGGACGATTACGTCACCCAAGTCCAGAATGTAGTCCTTGCGGTCTTTGCCGGCACGGACAGCACCGGGCTGGGTGCCCCCACCATGGGCTCCCGGCTCCTCGCCTCGCGCTTCCAAGCCCCTATTGCGGCGCTGGGCTCGTGGGCGCTTGTCGTGGCCATCCAAGTGGGCTCGCCCAACAACCCGGACGCTTCGCGCTTCACGGCCACGATTGACAACGGAGCCGGCGCGGCGGGCAACGTTCTCACCGTCACGGCTGTAGCCTCCGGCACGCTGGAAACCGGACAGTATGTGGAGGGCGCGGCGCCGGGTACGGTCATCACCGGGCAATCCAGCGGCCCCCCGGGGGGTGCCGGAACCTACTCCGTGAGCATCCCGCAATTGCTCGCGATCTCGCCCCTCGTGGGGTTTGCGGCGGACCAAAACTATGTGGACCTCAACCTCAACCAACGCGCCGGCGGCAATGTCGCGGACGTTGACGTGGCGGCCGTGTAATGGCCACGAGCGCATATCCTATCGCCCAAGCGCCTATCGCGGCGCGGTTGCCCTCCGGGGCGTCCCCCGCGCCTCCTTATGAGGGTTTCGTCACGTTTGACGTGCTGGACACGCTTATTGCGCAGTATTGCAATAGTCCTATCCTCTATGCTCTCGTGCAATACGTGGGCGCGTGGCTGGACGGCCGGGTCTATGACGACTTTTTCTATTTCAATGTCTGGAATTTGGATACGGCCGTTGAATATGGCTTGGATATTCTAGGCCGGATTGTTGGAGCCTCACGCTATCTCACCGTCCCGGAGGCCAACGTCTATATTGGCTTTGCCGGGCAGGATACCGCCCAGAATTGGGGCCACGGCATTTGGAACAGGGGCGCCAACGGCACCCTCAACGTGCGACTAGCGGATGATGTTTATCGCCGCGTGATCCTTGCCAAAGCTCGCGCCAACGTTTCCGGCCTCACCATCCCGGAAACCAATGCCATCCTCATGTTGCTTTTTCCGGACTACGGCAACAGCTACGTGGTGGAGAACGAGGACGGGAGCATATCCTATTCGTTCGGGGCTACGCTTTCGGCCGTGGACTATGCTATCATTTCGCAAGAGGGGTTACTCCCCCGGCCCACCGGCCGCGCCGTCACCATCGTCCAGAGGTAAGTCATGAACCTGTCCGACCTCCCGCCCCTCGTGGCTATCCCCTTCGCCAACAGCGCTGGCGCGAGCTATATTCGCAACGTCCCGGTGCCCTCGCAAATTGGCGTGACGGCCGGCGCGGCCAGCTTCACGGACGGCTTTACCCCCGACACCTTCACGAGCTTGAGCGGCGGGGGCGCCTATGTGTCCGGGGAGGACGTGAACGGCATTCTTAACCACGTCACCAAGTGGACGCGGTGGCTCTCCGCCGGCGGCCCGGCTGTTTTTGATGCCGGCTTTGCCGCAAGTCTGGGCGGGTATCCCAAGGGCGCTATCCTCGTTTCCGCCGCATTTAGCGGTGTGGAGTGGTTCAATACCGTTGACGGAAATTTGACCGACCCGGACGGCGAGGCCCCGGTGGGATGGGTCCAAGCCGGCGCGAGTGCGGCCACGCTGGCCCAAGCTAAAGCGGCCACGGCCGGCAACGTGTTCCTGTCCCCACTCATCCTCAAAGAGCTCCTCAACGGGATTGACGCCCAAAGCCTCTATTTGCCCAATGGGCTCATAATTAAGTTGGGCGCCACTGTGCTTCCGACGCCCAACACCAACACGGTAAGCGCGCCGGTCGTGTTTACCACGCCTTTCCCAAACAGCTTTGAGGGCATCCTTGTGACCGGCAACAAAAACCCCAACCCGGATTGGGGTGGCCTCTCGCTCAAAGGTGAAAACTTTACCGCCGGCGGGGGCACCATCGCCGGGGACACCGGCAACGCGGAATATGGCTTTAACCAAGCCGTGACGGCCTACTGGATTGCGTGGGGGAAATAGGGTAACGAGGGCGGCACCACCAACGGAAGGCAAGATGATGAACGACCAACCCGGGATTGTGCTGTCTCAAGGCCAGTATGGCGCCTTGAGCGACCATTTAGGGGCTTTGACTATGGAAGCGGTTTGCAGCGTTGCGCGAGCTCGTGAGCTGGAGGCAGAGAATGCCCAGCTCCGCGCGGCCGTGACGCAAGCGCGCATGGACGCCCAGCATTGGGAAAAGGAATGCACGCGCCAGCACGAGATTGCGGGAGCCGCGCGCCAGACCATCAAAGAGCTCCAAGACGTTATCGCCGGCAAGGCGCCTCTCAAGCCCGCGCGCAATCGCAGAAAGGCTCCCGAATGAGCGCGCTCGTCCGCCTTTTCCAAGAGCTTTTCGGGAGCAATCCGGCCCCCGACGAGGAGCCCGCCACGGAGCTCGTGGCCACGCTGGACCTATCCGACCACCAAGAGGAAAATCACGTCATGCGTACCGACGACCAGAAAATCATCGCTCTCATTTTCAACGATGTCTATGCCCAGCTCGCGGCGCTCACCACGACCGTCAAAGCTCAAGCGGACACCATCGCCAGCCTCTCCAGCGCGGTGGACACGCTCAACGCGGACGCGGAGGCCCACGCGCCGGCATTCGATACAACTTTGGTCCCGGCTTACGCTCCGCCGGCTCAGACCGACACCAGCACCACTGACACGGACGCACCCGTGGTCCCGGCGGCTTCCGCCGCACCAACCACCGGCGCGGTGGCTCTCACGGACGCCCAGATTGCAGCGGCCGCCGCCGCTCAAGCGGGCACGAGCTCGTAAAGCATTCGTCACGGGGTGGCGGAGCTTTGCGGCTCCGCCATTTCGCCCTTAATAACTAAACAGTTACGGCTAGATCAACATGGCGACGGACGATACAAGAGCCTCACGAGCAGCGGCAACGCGGGCGAGCAATCTGGCAGCTCTCATTGCGCGCGTGGAGGAGAAGCTCAACGCCATGGACAACATTGGGCACGAGCGAGCCGCTACCGTCACGCTTTTGGTGCAAAAGCTGGAGAACCAGCAAGGCCAGCTAAACCAGCTCACCACGGACATGGCCGTCCTGAAAAATCAGCACGCCAATTTTTGGAAATTCGCGACCGCGCTTTTCGCAGCCCTTTCCTTAATCGGAGGCGCGGTTGGCTGGGCCGTGGCCACGCTTGTTCCACTTATCCACAAGGTTTAACGATGTTTGACGCTTCCACCACCCAAACGAACCTCAACCGCGTAGCCAACGCCGGGCTCAAGGTGGACGGCATCGCCGGGCCGGCAACTTTTGCTGCGCTCTTGGCGCGCGCCGGGCTCCGCGTGGTAGCTCCTCTGGACCATGACCTTGGCGCCTCGCTCGCGGCCAAGCTGGACAGTTACGGCATAAATACCCCGATCCGGGTGCGGCACTTCCTCGCTCAAACCGCGTGCGAAACGTGGGCCTTCACCGTGCTCAAGGAGCGCGGAGACGCGGCCTATTTCCAGCGCTACGAGGGCCGGCGGGACCTTGGCAACACGCAACCCGGGGATGGCGCGCTCTATTGCGGCCGGGGCCTCTTGGACACCACGGGCCGCTACAACTATTCGCTTTTGGCGGACCTCACCAAGTTGGATTGCGTCAACCACCCGGAGCTCCTTGAGGAGCCGGACTATGCGGTCCTTGCCGCGTGCGTCTTTTGGCAGCACCGGGACGTGAACGCGCTCGCGGACGCAAACGATATTCAAGGCGTCACGCGGGCCATCAACGGAGGCCTCAATGGGCTGGCCGACCGCATGACCTATTTCGAGCGGTTGGGGGTGCTCCAGTGAAAAAGCTCCTCAAGGATTGGTTTACCGGCATCGACGGCGAGACATACGACCTAGGGCGCGCGCTCTGGGCGGCCGCCGGGTCCACCCCGCTTTTTGTGGGGCTGGGCCAAGTCGCCGGGACCGTCACCTCTCTTTTTCACGCGGTCCCGTTGCCCCTTTGGGGGGCAAATGATTGGTTGCAATGGAGCGGCGGAATGTCCGCGCTTCTCGCGGCCGGAGCCGGCGCGCTATCTCTCAAGAAGGGCACGGAGCCCAGCACGACCACCAGCCGGACGGTTGTGGCCACGCCGGGCCAGATTGCCGGTGCGGCAACGGAGCAAAGCAATGCTTAGTCTTGCCTCCATCGGCCTCAAGCTCCTAGGGTGGGGCAAAGCGCTCCTCTCGTGGGTGCAGAGCCTCCCGTGGTACGTCATCGCGCTTGCCGTGTGCGCGGTTGTGATCCTCGTTGAGCGGCACGAGTGGACGAGCGCGGAGGCCATCGTGGCCAAACAATCGGCCCAGCTCGCGCAAGACCGCAAGGATATTGCCGGATACCAGCACGACCTCCAAACGGACGCCACCAGCATCAAAGAGCTTGAGGGCGACGTGGCGGCCCAGAATGCGGCCGTGGACAGCTACAAGGCCCAGACCACCGCCGCCCAGCAATCGGCCGCATTGGCGCGCGCACAGGCCGCACAGGCCGCACAGGGACGCGTGGCGGCCATCAATGAGCTCAAGGCCGCCCAGAGCCGGCCGGTCATCAACGATTGCCCGGCGCCGGCCGCGCACAATGACACGAAAGGCCAGCTATGAGCATTTGGGAAACGGGAGAGGCGGACGTGAGCTCGCGCACCGTCCAGCTCATTCGCTGGGCCGTGGTGCTTTTCCTCGTGGTGTTTTGGTTGGCCGTGGGCTCCGCGCTCACCGGATGCGCGAGCGACAACACCCCGCCGCCGGCCATTGAGGTCCACACCGTGGTGCAAAAGGTCCCTGTGGTGGTTCCGTGCGTCCGGCCGGAGGACATCGCGCCGGAGCCGGAACACGTGGCCGGCAAGCTCAATGGGCAAGCCGGCCACGATTTGCTTATTGTGGATCAGAGCGCGCTTGACCTCCGCACGTGGGGCGAGGCCAACACGGCCCAGCTCAAGGCTTGCGCCGGAACTCCCGGAGGAGGGCCGTCTGGACCGGCAGCCAAAAGCCTACCAACAGCACAATAGCGGCGGCAATCCTCCCGCCAGTGCCGGGCTCCAAGCCCCACACGATGGCCACGAGGAGGCAGAAATTCACGCCGGTTGCAAAGTCTTTCATTTGTAAATCCCTCTCCCGGCCGCGATGGCCGCCTTGCGAATGTCGGGGGCCCGGCGCGCGGCCAGCTCGTAGGAGCGGACGGCGCGGTACGCGGTGAGCTCGTCCATGCCCGGGTTTTCTTCCATCATGCGTTGAACCTTGAAATTCATTGCGGACCTCCGTGGTTGAGGCCTCCGGCCTACCACCAAGGTCTTAATCAATCCTTACGGTAGCGAATGCCGCGCCAGCCCCCGGACGCCCTCACCGGCCAGCCCAGAGCCCACGCCGGCATGATTGCCATGATCCTCTCCACCTCTGCCAGCGCGTCCGGGCCGGCCCACGCGGGCACCTCAACCACAATCTCGTCATAGACGTGGAGCACGGTGGGGAAGCCGGCCGCGCGGAGGTTGAGGATGGCAAAGCGCAAGAGGTCATGGGCCACGGCTTGGACCACGTTCTCCGTGAGCCGGCCGCCATAGGTGGACATGCGGACCCAACCCTTGGGCCCATAATTCGGGTTGGTGTTCCACGTTGAATAGGTAATCTCCTTTTCCCACGGCCGCGCCCACGGGCGAGACGAGGGGGCAAGGCGCGGCGCCCAATAGGTGAGCTTGCGGCCGCTCAAGAGCGTGATGCGGAGCGCGTCATCCGCGTCCATGGTAAAGGTTATGCCGGACACCGTGACCGGCAAGCCGGGGTTTTGGAGCGCCCAGATAAAGGCGCCTTCAAAGCCATATAGGTGTGGCCCGGTGCGGTCCGGGTTGGACTGGCCGCCCCACATATCCACAACTTTGGGAGAGGCCGCGCGCCATGCCAAAATCAGGCGTTTGACCTCATCGTCCGTGTAGGTGTCGCCCTTGTCGAAATTGCGCCACGCGCCAATCCACCCGCCAAAGCCCAGCGCGAGCTCCGCCACCTTGCCGATATTTTGCCGGTCCGGGTGCTTCTCTCCAGTCTCCTCCGCATAGGCCTTGTAGGCCTCCACGGTGCCCCCGGTTATCTTGGCGGCCGAATAGAGATAAATGTCCTCCTTGCGGCGGAAAGTCTCAATTCGCCATTCCTCCCCCGCCAACATAGCCGTGACCACGGCCTCAATGGCGGAATAGTCGGACGCTATGAGGTGGTGGCCCGGGCCCGCGATAAAGAGCCCACGCACCAGTCCCATGATGACCGTGACGGCATCGCCAAAATAGTGCTCAACCAGCTCCCGCTTGCGGAGGAGCATGACCTCCAACACGGGCTCAACCATGTCCGGGCGCCACGTGGGCGCGAGGCGCTCCTTGAGCTCCACCGGCCGGGGTGGGCGCGGCTGGGCGCACCACGGGCAAGCCGTGTGCGAGTGGTGGAAGGGTTTGCGGCACGCGCGGCACGTGGCCAATTGCGGTCCGGCCTTGGGCAGATTGAGCGGTTGCGGCCCTTCGCCGGTGGGGCGGCCGGTGCGCGCGCCGTGGTGGATTATGAGGTTGTGGAGGCGATTGTCCCGGCTGGCCGTGTTCTCCATCGCATAGAGCTTTTTGACGCTCGCGGAGCCTACCAGCGCTTTAATCTCCACGGCCTTGCGGACGATGGGCGGAAGGTCCTTGCGCTCCAGCAATTCCTCCACGTGCTCCGCGTCCAGACTGTCCACGGCTACGCCATTGGCAAGGAGCCACCCTTTGAAACGTTCGCCTTGGGTGTGCTCCACCCCGGTGATTTTCCTAAATTCTTGGCCACGGAGCTCTAGCACTTGCTCCAGAACGGCAATGCACGCGCGCACGCCCTCGCGGTCAATCGCAATGCCACGGCGGTTTATCTCTTGGTCCACCAACCAAAAATTGCGCTCGTCCGGGGACATGGGCGGCATGGCATCGCACGCGAGCGCCTCAACGTCCGTGTCCGTGTCGCAATAGTCGCGGAGCCGCTCAAAATCCTCCGGGTCATCCTCCGGCATAATCCAGAAACCGGGGCGCTTTTTGGTGGGCTTGTTGGGGACAGAAAACTTGTTGATAAGCCGGCGCCCCTCACCATCCTTGAGGACAGGCAGGCCCAGCACCGGGCCCAGCATCGCGAGCTTGCCGGGGTAGCCGTTGACGTGAGCCGTGGCCATGGAGCACGTGAGGAGCTCCGGCGCGAGCGGCGGAAAGCCGTGTTGGGGCACGCATATCTCATTCCAGATATACCACTCAAAGGCGAGGTTGTGCGCGCCTATCCACCCGCCGGCCGCGTGCCAGTCAAAAAGCGGCTGGAGATTGGCGAGGGGCTCACCCGGGCGCCAGCGGCCGCGCCGTCCTGTCGGGAGCTTCCATGATAGCGTGAGGATGCGCGTGGTGGGGTGCTGGGCATAGGCCACCACATTGACCACGGGGAGCCCGCGCTTGCCTTTGCCGGCTCCCGGCGGCCCCACGAGGCGGCCGGTGTCGTTATCCCAAAACACACCGGCCGCGCTCGCGGTCTCAAAGTCTATGGACGCGTGGCTGGGCACTATACGGCCGCGCGGACTTCTTGGTCCAGCTCAACCCACTTGTCCCCGACCAGCTCCAGCTTGCGGAGAATTTCAAAGGGGCTGGGCTCTTTGCCGGCATCGGGCTCAAGGGCAAATTCAAGGTCCGTGAGCGCCTTGCGCAACGCGTCAATGCGCGGAGCGTGAATTTTCATCATGTGATTGTCTCCAAATAGTGTGGGAGGGCGGGACCGTTTCCGCCAAGCGATAAACCCAAAGCCCAGCGCTTGGCGTTTCCCACCCTCCCGTCCCTAGGGCATAGCCCAGAGGGATTAGCGCGCGGCCATGAACCCTTGGGCAATCATGGCCTCGTCCGTCCAGCCTTGAGCCTTGAATTGCTCATAGGTTGCGCCGTTGGCCGCCGGGAGCATGACCGGCCCCGTGGCCATGAAGCCGCTATAGGCCGGTGCATTCGGGACAGCCGGGGCCGGTGCAGGAGCACCAACCGGGGCCCCAACGGGCGAAGGGGCCGCCGCCGGCATAGCACCCGCAACGGGGGCAGCACTCGGAAAGCCCGGAGCCGCACCAAAGGCAGGCGCCCCGGGCAAAGGGGCCGGGCTACCACCGGATGGCATCGCACCCGGGGCAGAAAAACCCGGGGACGGGGCGGCCGCATTCGGCACAGGGGCCCCACCGAACGCCGGTGCTGGAAACCCCCCGGGCGCCGGCATACCCGCCGGAGGAGCGCCCAAGCCGGTGGGCGCACGGGCAAGGTCCGCCGGAGAAAGGGCTTGCATCCCGGCCGGCATGAACGCCGGGGCAGCGGACCCGAACGTCTCCGCCGCGCTCTCCCCGGACATGATGACCTCGCCCTTGCCCATGAGCTGGATTTTCTCAAGGTTGACATAGAGGCCGGGAGTATTGGTGGACCCATTGCTGGACACGCTCGTCCCAACCCGGACATAATAGCCACGCTTGACCAGCTCAGGGTCCGTTATCTCCGCGAATTGCCCCGGGCTCGTTTCCACCACAATTTGCGGCGCAAAGCTGGAGGAGAAAGAGACAATCCAGTGGCCGGCAAAACCCGGACGGTCCCCCAAGGGCTTCCCGGCATTCTTGCCCTTTTTGACGTAGCCGTCCCCGTCCCGGATTTTCCAAGAAAAGTCCGCCGCGATGCACCCGCCATTGTTGGGGAAAAGGTTGGGCCAGCTCGTCCGCGCGATATAGTCAATCTGGGCATAGAACGCGGCAAAGTCCGGGTTGTCCACCATCTGCCCGGTTTGCGGGTGCTGGACGTGCTTGGGGATAGCCAAGCCGATATAGTATTGAGGATTAGGCTTCCCCGCGTTGGGGCCGGTCTTATAGACGCGGACGTTGCCATCCCCGTCCTTTTCTTGCGGGGTCCAAGGGTCCCCCTCCACGATACGGCCGATGGGGGAGACGAGGGGGTAACGGGTTTCACTTGCCATTTTCGGACAGTCCTTTTGCCATGGTGTCGCTCGTCACTTCAACGAGGGAGAACGTGGTGGGGGTTGTGGTGATTGCGCCAATCAAATCCTCCGTCAACCCCAGCTTGAGCGCTTGCGTGGGGGTGAGGGTGCCGGTCTTGGTAACGTCCGCGCCAAGCGCTTTGCACCAAGCAATAACGCGGTCCGCCGCCACGCTCCACGTGGTGCGGCCCCGCTTGTATTCTCCAGCCCAACCCCGCACGCGCGTCCCCGTGGCCACGAGGGCCTTGGCTTGCTCGTCCAGCGCCTCCGTGCGGGCCTTGAGGATGCGCAAAGCCCGGTGGTTGGCCTTGAGCTCCCGGCCCAGCTCGTCCGGGTCTTGGAGGTAAATTTGCGCCTTGCTGGAATAGCCCCGGGCAAAGCTCGCGGCCTCCGCCAACGTGGCGCAAGCATGGTTGGCCGTGCAATAGCGGCACCAAGTCCCCACCGTGCAAGTGAGGTTTTCGCCCGGGCCGGTGGCCTCCGCCGCCGCTTCAACGAACGCGCGGCGCAAGACCTCCAGCTCCGAACCTTTGGGCCGCCAATGCCGGATGGGCCCGGACGGGTGATAGTTTCGCGGCTGGTAAATGGTGGCCCCAATCCACCAACTATCATCCGGCACGCCTAGGCCCAGCGTCTCAAAGAGCGCGATGAGATAGACCGCGAGCTGGTAATTGCGGAACGCGTCCACATACCCATGGCCAAATTTGAGGTCCTTGAGGATGATTTTGCGCTCCCGCAAAAACACCGCGAAAAAGTCCGGGGTGCCCTCGCAAAGCGGGTGGATGAAACGATGGGCCACCACGTGGCGCTCTATGCCGTAGTGGTCCGGGTTGAGCTCCAGCACGGCCCGGCAATCCCCGATATAGTCCGTGAGCTCCTCCGCCATCGTGGGCGTGATGGTTTGACCATTCTGGTGGACCGTGCCCACCGGCGGGGCAATCCCGCCAAGGGACGCGGCCGCCCAATCGTGCGCGGCATTGCCCTCTAGCGCCTCCTCCCCGGATTGCTCCGGAAAGGCCGCTTGGAGGCGAGGGGACCCGGCGCAACGTCCGGGCCCCCATTGGTCCGCCCCACTAGGCGCAAGGAAAGCGTGGCCGCTCACTTACGCGCCCAGCGTGGCCATGGCGGCCATTGCGGCGGGCACGAGGTCCGGCCGGAGTGCAAGGTCACGCGGTTGGGTAAGGCCCACCGTGGCCACGGCCGCGTTGATGGCGTCCATGGAAACACCGGCCACCGTGAGGTCCACCACGCGGCCCATGGCATCCGCAAAGGTGCAAGTGGCATAGGCGGAAGCCGGCGGAGCACCAGCGGGCGCCGGGGCGGGCCCATTGTCCACTTGGATGGCGAGCGGCGCGGGTGCCGGCGCGGCGGTGCCCGGTGCGGGAGGAATGGGCACGATACCCGTGGGCGCCGGTGCGGGTGCCGGCGCGGCCGTGCCCACCGGAATGGCCGGAGCGCCAAGGGCCGCGCGGAGCTCCGCTTTGACGGCCGTGACCTTTTCGGCCGGGGTGTTGCGCGCAATTTTCCACGTGCCGTTGGCCAGCTTGCCCTTTGAACTGGAATGGATGCGAACGTCCCAAGGCAGGCCCTCCGCGTCCACCTCCACGCCATTGGGCGCCACGCGCACCGGCACGACCGGCGCGGGGGTGGGGTCGGGTGCCGGGTCCAGCTTGGCCACGCGTGCGCTCTCCGCCGCAATCAAGGCATCCGCGAGGCCGGCCGGGCTTTCGACAACGGCCACGGAGCCGGTGGCCAGAGCGGTGGTGGCCTTGTCCAGCGCGGACGCTTGCACAGAGCCGGGGTGGATGACCGCGAGGAGCGCGGTGAGCGCGGCGGCCTCCGTGGAGGTGAGCGTTGCCGTGTTGACTTCAATGAGCAATCCCATGGGGTGGGTCCTTTCTGTCGTGGTTGACTTCAATATCCCTAGCGCCTTAGTAACGAGTTCGTCAATCACGTTAAGGAATGTCCACCACGATGTCCCCCCAAGAGCGAAATAGAGAGGCGTGCGCTCGCTACCGCGCTAAAAACCTTGAGAAAAGACGAGCGGATACGGCCGAACGAATGCGCCGGGCTCGCTTGGAATGTCCCGAAAAAGTCAAAGCGGCAAATGACCGCTGGCGCAAAAACCATCCCGAAAAAGTGAACGCGGCGGAACGCGCACGATATGCCCGGGACCCCGCTAAAAAGAGGGCGAGCATTGCGCGCTATCGCGCAGCCAACCCGGGAAAAGCGGAGGAATTTATTTCCTCGTGGCAAAAGCTCAACCGGGAAAAGGTAGCTCTCTATGGCGCGCGTTACCGTTCGTCCGAACGAGGGCGAGCCAAGCATTGCGCAAAGGTTGCCCGGCGCAACGCACAAAAGCGGTTGGCCACGGTTGGTTGGGCCAATCTGGAGGCCATTGACGCGATCTATGCGGAGGCTGCGCGGCTCACGTTGGAGACAGGCATTCCCCATGAGGTTGACCACCGCGTCCCTCTTATCCACAACCTTGTGTGCGGGCTTCACGTAGAGGGAAACCTTCAAATACTCACCGCGCAAGAGAACCGACGCAAGCGCAATAGGTGGCCGGTTTAATGCCCCCTGTCCTCCATAAATTCCAGAACGACCTCAAGAGCGAGGTTTACCAAGGATGGAACCAAGGCGCTAAAAACGTCGTGATGCAACTCGCGACCGGAGGCGGCAAGACCGTCACTTTGTCGTCAATAGTGCTGGAGCATCCCGGCTTTACTTGCGTCATGGCCCATCGCCAAGAGCTCCTTTCGCAGCTATCAACCACGCTTGCGCGCTACGGCATTCGCCACCGGATTGTGGGCACGGACAGCCTCCGGCGCGAGATAAGCCGGAACCACGTGGCAGAGCTGGGCCAATCTTTCGTGGACCAAACGGCCCGGGCCATCGTGGCCAGCGTGGACAGCTTGCTCCGCGCGGACGTGTCAGAGTGGGCCCACCTCGTGACGCTTTGGGTGACGGACGAGGGCCACCACGTGGTCTTGGATAACAAGTGGCACCGGGCGCTCCAGCTCTTTACCAACACCTCCCTCATCGGGCTCTTGCCCACGGCCACGCCCATTCGCGCGGACAAGAAAGGATTGGGCCGGCCGGAGATTGGCGGGTCCGGTGTCGCGGACCTCATGGTGGAGGGGCCGCCCATGCGGTGGCTTATCAACAACAATTTCTTGTCCGATTATCGGATGGTGTGCCCTACCAGTGACCTTGAAATTCTGGGCGATGTCGGAGCCTCCGGGGATTGGTCCAACCAACAGCTCAAGGAGGCGGCCAAGCGCTCGCATATCGTGGGGGACCTCGTGAAAGGCTACCTCACTTTTGGGCTGGGCTTGCTGGGCGTCACTTTCTGCACCGACATTGAGACGGCCATGGAAACAGCCCGGGCCTATCGCGCCGTGGGCGTGCGCGCGGAGTGCCTCACCGGCAAGACGGACGACACAACCCGGCGCCACATGCTCCGGCGCTTTGCCGCGCGTGAGCTGGACCAGCTCGTGGCCGTGGACATCATAAGCGAGGGCTTTGACCTCCCGCTCATTGAGTGCCTTTCGATGGGCCGGCCCACCATGAGCTATAGCCTTTTTGCCCAGCAATTCGGACGCGCGCTCCGGGTGGCGGAGGGGAAGGGCAAAGCCCTCATCATAGACCATGTGGGCAATATCATGCGCCACGAGGGGCCCCCGGATAAGCCCCGGTTTTTCTCGCTCGCCAACCGCGACAAGCGGAGCAAGAGCAAGGACGACACGATACCCTACCGCCGGTGCGTGGAGTGCCTCACGCCTTACGAGGCGAGCTTTGGCGCGTGCCCGGCGTGCGGCCATAAGCCCCCCGTGGCCACGAGGGACGCCCCGGCGGCCGTGGATGGGGTGATGGAGGAAATGAGCCCGGAGCTCTTGGAGGCGCTCCGCACGAATGTTGCCCAAATGGACCGCACCCCCGGGGAGGTGAGGAGCGAGCACGCCCTTGCCGGCTGGAGCCAAATGATGAGCAACGTCCACATGCGGAACCACGGCAACAACCAACACGCCCAGCACCAGCTCCGCGCGGCCATGGCGCTATGGGCTGGGCCGTATCGCGCGGCCGGGTACGACAACGACCGGCTCCAACGGGCATTCTTCCACCTTTTCGGCCTCTCTGTGCTGGAGGCTCAAGCTCTCACCGCGAAGGACGCAACCGCACTCATGGAACGCATAGGGAGGCATCGCCATGCCATTGTCTGAAACCGGGGTCCAAGGCCGCGTGGTGGTGGGCTCCGCCCCGCACGGCTTCACGCTCCTCCGCAACAACGTGGGGGTCCTGAAAAACCCCAACGGCCAACCCATCCGCTTTGGCCTCGCAAACGACACGCCGGCGCTCAACAAGAAATGGAAAAGCGGGGACCTCATAGGTTTTCGCTCCATCACGATCACCCCGGACATGGTGGGGCAGCGCGTTGCGGTTTTCGTCTCCCGGGAGTGCAAACCGGAGGGCTGGCAATTCACCGGCAATGAGCACGAGCTTGCCCAAGCGCGGTGGGCCTCGCTCATCAATGACGCTGGAGGTGATGCGTGCTTTGTGTCATCCCCGGACGGGTTTATAAATCCCTCGTTTGAAAGGAGGTTGCGCGGTGCGTGATCGGGGCATTGAAATTATGGAGGCCGGCATTGCGCTCGCTCTCCGGGACGGTTTCCGAAATGTCACCCGGGACGGGGTTGCCATGGAGGCGAGGGTATCCACCGCGCTCGTCAATCGCTATTGGGGGACGATTGACGGATTGCGGGACCGGATTGTCCTTGAGGCCGTCAAGCGGGAGCTCCTCCCCATTCTCGCCCAAGCTCTCTTGGACGGCCACCCCACGGCCACCGGAGCTCCAAAGCGCGTGCAAGAACGCGCCGCGCGTCACATTCTTAACGGGTAAACGGGCCAAATGCTTTCCACCACAATGGCCCCGCTTGGGCAATTCAAACGCTGGATTAATTGGAGCCTTGAGCACGACCCGCGCCGGCCGGAAAAGCCGCGCAAGGTCCCCCGCTCACCGACCACCGGGGAAATGGTTGGCGCCACCGATTTTGCGCACTGGACGGATTATGAGACGGCGCGCGCGGCGGCCGTTACCCGTGGCTATGGGCTGGGCTACGTTTTCCACGAGGGGGACGGCCTTTTCTTTCTGGACATAGACAATTGCGTGGACCCGAACACAGGCACGTGGAGCCAAGTGGCCCAAAACCTCATGGCCATGTGGAAAGGCCATGCGGCCATAGAGGTGAGCCAATCGGGCAGGGGCCTCCATATCATTGGCCACGCCAGCGTCATCCCGCCGCACGGGTGCAAGAACGTCATGCTAGGGCTGGAGCTCTACCACACCGGCCGCTTTATGGCCTTCACCGACCACAACAGCATGGGCGCGATTGACGCGGACCTCTCAAGCACGCTGGCCGGGGTCATCGCCGCCTATTTCCCCAAGACGGCCGGGTCCAGTGATGTGGTGGATTGGTGCGATGAGGGCGACGGTGCGGAGCCGGATGACACAAAGCTCTTGGACATCATGCTCCGGTCCGGGCTCAAGACGGCCGCCGCAACATTCAAAGCCGACCACGTGCCTTTTCGCGCGCTCTGGAATGCGGAGGCGGAAACGCTCGCCAAGGCCTTTCCATGCCAGAATGGATATGACCCCTATGACCGGAGCCACGCGGATAGCGCTTTGGCCGCGCACCTCGTCTATTGGTGCGGGGGCAATCTGGAGCGCACGCTCCGCTTCATGCGGGCATCCGCGCTCGTGCGCGACAAGTGGGACGACCGACCGGAATATCTGGAAACCACCATCCTCAAGGCCGCGTCCGTGGTGCGCAACCGGGCCGGACCGCGCGAGGTGGGGGCGCCTCTATCCATCGGAGGCACGCCGGCGCCGGCGGCCGCACCAGCACCCACGACAAGCGCGGACCTCGCGCACCTCACCCAACCCGTGGCCACGATGGGGGGCATGACGGGGCGCACCGGGGCCGCTCTGTTGAGCTATGACGAGCAACGCAAATACTTTGCCGGTTGCGTCTATTTGGTGACGCCCAACCAAGTCTGGCACCCTTCCATTCCCATCCTCATGGACAAGCCGCGCTTTGATATTCTCTTTGGCGGCCGTGCCTTCGCGCTCACCGACGAAAAGAACACCAAGAGCGCGTGGGAGGCCCTCACGATGTCCCACGGCCTTGCGCCGGTCACGGCCACGGACACGTGTTTCCGGCCGTACCTGCCCGGCGGCATCATCACCAACGAGGGGTTTCTCAACACCTACCAGCCGGTGGAGACGCCCCAAATTGCCGGGGACGCGGGGCCTTTTATCAGGCACCTCCAAAAGCTCTTTCCCCACGGGGACGACTTCGCAATAATCACGAGCTACATGGCGCGGATTGTGAGGAGCCCCGGGCTCAAAGCACAATGGTGGCCGGTCATCCAAGGGTGTCAAGGCAACGGCAAGACCGCACTCAACCTCGTGATGATGTTTGGCATTGGCGCACGCTACTGTCACCAAGCCCGCGCGAGCGCTCTGGCGAAAACCGGGATGCAGTTTAACGCATGGGTCATGGGCAAGCTCTATCTGGGCATTGAGGAAATTCAGGTATCGGACAAGCGCCATTTTCTGGAGGATTTTAAGGACATCGTGACCAACACCACGGCCGCGATTGAGGCCAAGGGCAAGGACCAGCGGACCGGGGACAATTTCCTCAACGGCATGATGTTTACGAACCACCGCGATGCGGTCCCCATCACGGAGGAGGACCGGCGCTATGCGATTTTCTACACGGCCCAGCAAGGCGTCATGGACCTCGTGCGGGACGGCATGGTGGGGGACTATTTCCCGGACCTCTATGATTGGCTCAACGGCCGGGGCAAGTGGGCAGAGCACGGCGCGGACTATGGCTTTGCCGTGGCCAACCATTGGCTTCGCAACGAGTGCGCCATTGACGCGCGCTTTGACCCGGCGGGCATCGCCCAGCGCGCGCCGGCCACGAGCGCCATGCCTATGGCCTTGGTGGAGAGCCGGGGCTCTCTGGAGCAAGACCTCTTGGAAAAGGTTGCCAATGGCGAGCAAGGCTTTGCCGGCGGGTGGGTGGGCGCCAAGGAGCTGGACACATTGCTGGCCACGCACCGGCTCCGGTTGCCCCATACCAAGCGCCACCAGCTCATGGAGCGGCTGGGCTACGTCCGCCACCCGGCGCTCCCGGAGGGCCGCACGGTCCGCGTGGTGGGTGGTCAATGCCGCATGGTGCTTTATCTCCGCCGCGACCACACGGCCTTGGCTCTCCAAGACGCGGAAGCCGTCACGACCGGCTACGAACGAGCGCAAGCCTATGCGGTCAATGGGAATGCGGCGGCGGCCGCCATCGTGCGCTAGAACGAATGAGGCCCAGCACACCGGGGGGTGATATGCTGGGCCTCAAGCCTTCCACCACGAAAGGACAGAGCCACATTAACCTTTCGCGGATTTTTTCGCAAGGGTGGCTTGACTTGTCCAGAAACTGGATTTATGGGTGAGGCTCACCACGAACGAAAGGCCTTCCACCATGACCACCATCGTTTGCCCGGTTGCCTTCGAAGTTATGCGCCCCGATGAATTTGCGGAGTGCATTGATGGCGTCTTGGCAGAGGGCAACCTCTATGAGCGCCTTTGGTCTTTCGTGCCCCACTACGAGGCGCCCCGGCCGGAGGAGGGTGAGGAGCCTTGCCACGGGCTGGACAGCATCGCGCGCTTTTGGCTGGAGCTCACGGACGAGGAGCGGGCCGCTCTGGTGCGCTTGCACTCCGCCCATGAGGAGGCAGAAAAGACCATGATGCGGGATTATTACACCAGCCGGGGCGAGACTATCCCCGAATGGTATCTTTGAAGGGACACCACCACCGGAGGGCTTTTGTTATGCTTCACTTTCAACGCACTGTCCAAGAAACCGTGACCGTCCGGGTTTACGGCTCCGTCCTGTCTTGGCTCGCGGACGCCAATGGCGAGCCGGTCACGGCCACCAACGTGGCTAATGCCGCTTTCATCAAAACCGCCATGTTTATGGACGATGACGGCGATTACGACAATGGCGGGCACGCATATATTGAATTCTGCGAGCGCTATCCGGACGCTTTATTTGTGAGCTTCCAAGAGGACGGCGGGGAAAGCCTGATATGAGCACGCCACCCAACCGTGACCCGGAGGCAGAGCACCGCGCGGCCGCCCACGAGCTGGTGGATCGGCTCGTGGCGCACGTGAAGGCCACCCAAACCCCCGTGGAGGGTTCCCTCCTCCGCGTGAAGGCCGTGGGCAAGCCTGGACCTCACCAACGCGTTGTGTGGTACGCCCGGGGCGCCCCATCGTGCCGCATTCGCGCCGGCATGATCCTCGCAAAGCACCCCCACGAGCGCGCTATTTTGGCCCGCAAAATTTTTGTTGATTAATCCATAAGTCTCACCACCCACGGAAGGCTAAGACCATGACCAAGACCATCCACACCGCGACCGCCCCCAACGGCCAGACCTTCACGCGCACCAGCCACAACCGCACATATAGCCACGCGGTTGTGGGCCGGAAATGCCCCAAGGCCGCTTTCAACCGCCTCGCAGTCACCCGCGTCACTTACGTTTCCAATTTCAAATACTACCTTTCCGTGGAAGCGGCCAAAGGCGCCGTCTACATAACCAAAGGGCGCAACGAAACGGACGGCGAATATGAGGCGCGCGTCTTGGCCTACCGGCTGGACAACTTGGAGCGCATGGAAGGCTTCACCAGCGCGACCGACTACGCGGACCACAAGGCCGCGCAGGCCTACGCGGCCTTGGACGCGGCCGTGGCTCGTGGCGACTATGACCAATTCCACGTTATTGGTTGGGCCGGCCGCCCGGACCTCGCGGCAAAGCTGGCCTCCTCCTCCTCCGGCCACTACGTGGACGTGGCCATCTTGGAAGTTACCCGCACCACCAAGTGACCCTCCCGGGGGCTCCGGCCCCCACCACCCTCTCCACCACGGAAGGCTAAGACCATGAAAGCTCTTTGGTTCATTATCTGGATTGCCATTATCGCCACCGGCATGTGGCCGCTCGCCCTCGTTATCCTCTTGGTGGTTGCTATCGCCAAGGGCCTCAAGCCGGTGGAGGCGTGACCATGGCCTCTCTGGACATCAAGCGCGCCAATGACCTTTTCCGGACCACCATGGGGCGCCACCCGCTTTTGGCCAAGTGTCCGCCCATCATCCACGTCACGCCGGCCGTGGACAGTCTGGAGCCTTTTTCCAAAGTCCAGCTCGTCCAGCTCGTGCGATCCTTCACGGACTTTGATGAGGATTGCCCGGAGCATGATTTTGGCGCCGTCACGTTCAAGGGCGAGCGCTACTTTTTCAAGATTGATTACTATGCCCCGGGCCTCCAGCACGGCGCGGAGGACCCCACGGACTTGGACAACACGGTCCGGGTCATGACCATCATGCACGCGAGCGAGTATTGAGCCATGAGAATAGGCAACACCCCCCTCCAAGAGCTTTTGGCGTCCAGTGAGATCCTCTTGCGCGATTTGGACGATGAGCTGGCCGGGAGCTACGATTTGACCGGGCACGAGCGCCAACGGCTCCGGCGGAGGCGCAACGCGGTCAATGCCGCTTGCAACGCTCTTTTTCGCGCGGTGCGCGCATGAGCAACCACCTTTCCAAATATACCCGGACCCACCCGGACGTGGCGTGCGGTTTTGACCACGAGGACGGCCGCCGGGCTATCCGGCTCCAGACCAACGGGGCGGACACGTTTTGGATTGCGTGGCACGACCCGCGCACCCTCGTGACCAACCCGGACGGCTCGCCCACCCTTTTTCCCAGCGCGTCACGAGCCGCGCGCTACCTTGAGGACCACCACAATGGATGACTTTGCAGAGCTTTACACGGGGCGCCCGGCGCCCACGCGCGGCGCCGTGCCCATCACGCCGGCTACGGCCCGCCAAGCGCGGGACAAGCTCAATCTGGACGCGGCAACCATGGGGCGCCTTATGGGCGTCTCACGGGCCTCCATATTCGATTGGGAGCGCAAGGGCGTCCTGTCCGGGCCCGCGTGCGTCGTCTATGACCTCGTGCTCCGTGGGGACTTGCCAGAGCGGTTTATCCCCACGGAGGACACGAAAGGCCGCGTCATTCCGGTGGCCGATTAAGCAACGCCGGCGCGAATGCACCCCGGCCGGCATAGATCGGGGTGGGGGCAGCGCGCAAACATGCACGCGGGGCTAGAATAGTCCTGCACGTCCGGCTCCGGGGTTTCCTCCGGGGCCGGTTGCATTTGGGGCGTAAAGGCCTCCAGCGCCGTGGCAATGCGGTCCAGATTGTTCGCCATGGCCACCGTGGCCATGAGATTGAGGCAGCGCTCGCGCTGGAGCGCGCCGGGGGTAGGGTTGCCGCTCGCCAGCTCCTCAACCACCACGTCCACCAGCTCTTGGTCAATTCTCATCGCTTGGGGCCTTCCCGCTCAAGAAAGCCGCGACCTCGTGCCAGCGCGCGCCGGCGGCCTTGAGCTCCTCGCGGTTTTTCGCTTCCCGGGCCATGGACGTGTCCCACACGTCTTGGTCCACCTCCGCGCGGACCGCAACATCAATGAGCGCGTCAATGACCTCCGGGCTCATCGCGTCCAGCTCCCAAGAGCTGTTGGTGTTGAAGCGCGCCACATAGCCCGCGTGCCGGCTGTCCGTTTCCTTGGCGGGGTTGGGCGGCGGGTTATAGCGG